TCACAGTGCTTCATGTGCGGCCTCCGCTCTTTGACGCTGAATCCAACGGTAATGTTTGAGGTGTCCTTCGACACAGCAAGCCTTCCCGCAGTAGGACTCACGTGTGATGAGGGAGAGGATTTTCGCGTCGGGTATCTCGCATTCTGCGCAGAGCGGTTTTGGTGCGAGCTGCATCAGAGGGTTCCCTTCGCTGCAAAAGCAATGAGAGTCCCGATGCCAGTAGTATTAAGAAACAGCGCTGCCCAGCAGAGCATATCTTGCACACGTGTACTCATGGGCCACCTCCTTTCCAATCGAGAAAAGAACCGTTCCCATTAATTTTATCACGCCATCTTCACTTGGCTTTCGTCTGCAACGCGAGCCACAGTCTCGCTACTGCTTCGGTGGGGGTCGAGCCGATGCCTATTCTGCGATTGCTGCCGAACACCTCAGCTTTCCAAACACCATCCGAGTATTTTCCATTTCTGATATGAAAGTTACCCCCGGCATGTCCTTGGATTATCGCCTCTATAAGTTCTTCGAGGGTCGGCGTTGCGCCGTCAACCCACCCTCCCATTTCAGGAAACCCCGCGTCCCTCAAACTTTTAGCCAACTCGTAGTTCATAAATCTTGTCGTTATTTAATAACCTGCATCGTCCCAACCCACGCCACCCTATTGCACCTGCGGCAAATCCACTGATACGTCATCAAATCAAACCGCTTGGTCTGCGTCGTTCGCTTCTTACAGTGCAGACAACTTCGCAGCATAAATTAGAAGAGTGTCGTCACTACCGGTTTGAAACGATAATCCCGGCTACGCTTGAGGCCGTGGGTGCACGCGCGAAACTCAATCGAACGCTTCGAGCTTTTCTCCGCTTCCTCGCGGCGCTTGTGGGGCGACCACATGAAGGCTTGCCGAAACTCAAGTTGGCAATGCCACTCGCCGTCAGAGAGCATCTCAATTACTTTTTGTTCTTGGCTCATGTCGATTGATTATTTCCTCCAGTATAGCGGTCATCGGCTTGTGCGCCCTGAACGCCACTCGGCGGATTAGCTCATAATGTTTCAACGAAATGCGAACCTGTTTGGTCTGTTTTTTCTTCTTCATGCTCTCAGTATAGCACAGCCCAAAATGTCGCCGTGTCGAACTGTGGATAGTCGCCTTGTCGCATTTTTGTGGCGTGGTATTGTTGGTGAGGTCGAGCATTAGCAATCAACAACTCAATATATGGAAGAAAAAGAAGTAGATGGGATGAAGTTCGTAAAGAACTACAATCCGGAACCGATGGCGCGTTGGCAGATGGCCCTTCTGTTGTTCTGCTTTCTAGCCCTCGGGTTCTTCATAACAAAATTAGCAGGTTTAATTTAACTCAGACGTAGTGCCGCCAGGGTCGCGCTGAGTGGCCCTTGCGATACTGCGAAATAATTATGGACGTAAAGGTCAGACTGTTCGGAAAGGTCGCAGTCACAAAAAGAGGATGCTGGGAACGCAGGCAGGCGATTGATAAGAGAGGATACTCGCGCATCTCGTTTGAAGGAGTAAATCAAGGTGCTCACAGAGTTGTCGCCCATCTGTTTCATGGGCTTGAGCTGACAGACAGCAAGTTGATGGCCTGCCACAAGTGCGACAATAAAATATGTGTAAGACCAAAACATATTTACGTTGGGAACGGTCGAACCAACCATAACGATAAGGTCAGACGGGGGCGGGTTGTTTCAAATCCCCACTTCGGTGAAAACCATCCCCGTCACAAAATAAGCGACCAGACTGTTCTCGAAATCAAACAATTAAGAAAACAAGGTCTGACGTACAAGCAAATAGGCGACATGGTAGGTGTTTCGTTTCAGTTGGTCGGTGGAATCTGCATCGGAAAATATAGGACTAAAATAAATAAAATATGGCACCCAGTAACAACGAGCTAGACGCGGCGATTGAAGAAGAAGCCGCCGCGATGAAACAGTTTGCAGACGCGAGCGCAAAAGAAACCGCAGCAAGTTTGAAGGTTCGAGCAGCTCGAAAGCGTCTCATGGATGCACGGGGAGCAAAAACTGCTCTGTATCAAGACATGATGGCCTACTCGAAATGACAAAGGGAGAGTGGGTTGAAAAGGAAGTAGCCGAGCAGGAAAAGAAGATGACGCTCGATGCACACAACAAATCAACTCTCAGGTCGATGAAGAGTAGGGAGTACGATTTTTGGGAAGCACAGGCGGTGCGAGTAGACAATCACACGGGGCGCGATGATCAATAATAAAAAAACAATATGACATTTCTACCGGAAGGATACGAGGTTCCTAAGACAAGCGGCGGCGGATACATGAAGTTCAAGCAGGGTGCGAACAAGTTTCGCATTCTGAGCGCCCCGGTCATGGGCTGGGAGTATTGGACTGAAAGCAAAAAGCCGGTTCGCGCAAAAGAGCGCTGGACCACCATCCCGGTTGACGCGGATATCAGCGGGAAGAACGGCTGGAATCCAAAACATTTCTGGGCGTTCGTCGTCTGGAATTTCGACACCAAGGCGGTTGAGATTTTGGAGATTACGCAGACGACCATTCAAACCGCTCTCGAAGAGCTTATCCATTCGGAAGAGTGGGGCGATCCGCTGGGCTACAGCATCACGGTCAACCGCAAGGGAGAGAACTTAGAAACTGAGTACAGCGTCGTACCGTCCCCGGCTCAACCGACGCCAGAACCGATATTGAAGGCATACCAAGAGAAGCCAATAAAACTTGAGGCTCTATTCACTGGCGGCAACCCGTTTGAGGCTGAGGAAGGTCGCCCAACAGAATTGCTCAGCGACGGTAGCGAAGAGCCAGCGTTCTAAAATCGCCTCCTGACAGTGACTGCCGGACTTGCAAGGTCGGGTAGTCAGGTTAGGATGGAAGGACGTGGGGGAGTAGATGACATTTAGAAAGTTCTTAAAGGCCAGGCCAACCGAAGAAGGTACGGAACATATCTTCGAGGGCATTAGGGAGGACAGCCCGCGCGCAGCGGCGATGCTCGCGGGGGCGCTGATGGATGAATTGCTGAAGGGTGCGATTTCGTATCGGTTGGTTGAACTCAATAAGGAGGACAGTGATGGATTATTCACAGGGAACGCTCCACTAGCGACGTTCTCGGCAAAAATTCGAGTTTCGTACGCGTTAGGAATTATTGGAAAACGAACCCGGCACGACATTGAGCTGGTTAGAGAGATCAGAAATGGTTTTGCTCATACACTGAGAGACTTGTCATTTGAAACACCAGAATTGACCAAGATGTGTTCTCAATTTCACTGTTTGAAGGACCTGCGAGAGTACGCCGAAATCAGTGCGAGGGGTTTATTCAGCATTTCTGTACATCGGCTTGCTCTCTTTTTAATTACAAAGACTGGTCCGTTCCCTGAGGGACGTGCCGGACTTAACTTGCAGGGCAACACACAGCTCGACTGAAGCCGGGACGATCGCCGTTCAACTCGGCGCAATCCGTTCACTTCGGGGGAATTAACTTAGGTATAATCTTTTCCAGTGTTGTGGGTTTGTCTGGAGGTGCAGGCGGCACGAGCACGCTACAGACCGTCTCCGGTGTGGCTTCGACCCGTTGGTGGCTGGCGCCGCTGTTCGTGACGGCCTCAACCCACAGCTCTTTTTCGTAACGAAACACCCGTTGAGTGGCGGCCGTTGGACCACTAGCCCATCTCGCATCGCCTGGGCAGGTCATTACGATAACTGCCTCACGCTCGAACTTCTTTTCAAATTCTGCTTGCGCTGGGTCTTTGGGCTTCCGTTCACCACATCCCGCAAGGGCGAAAGCAACAAGGGCAAGTGCGGTAACGATCCTCATGGCGGCTATCCTCGGCGTTATCCCCAGACCGCATGTTGCGTCGATTCCGCCCTGTGAGACAATAGAAAGGAAATGGTTTTTACCCGAACAAAATCGGTGTCGTGCCCTGAGAGCGTAACGCGAAATGTTATACTATTAGGGTTCGACATAAAATCATTTCAGCTTACGAGCCGCGCATCCTTCTAGGGTGGCGGCTCTAAAGCTGTCTACAACGAGCGTAGCGGTGCTATCACTCACAATCACCGGAAAAACTTTGGAGTTGTTCTCGTGTCTCCCGCAATCGCCAGCAACGTCTTAGCCCTGACGACTGGCGACTTCATGGGGATGCGAGACGGTGCACTTTGAAAGATTGTTGATGGGGGTAGAAGATTGCGACATCGTCCTGTTGGCGCAAAATCCGTAGGGTCAGGACCTACGGTTTCCCCACCAGCAATTTTTCAATTTTCGCCGCTTAAATTCACTTTCCAGCATTTGTCTCTTCATCCTCCTAGGGTAGGCTCTGAAGATACTGAAATGCGGACTGCCTACGCTCTACATAAAGACACAGAGAACCAAGAGCATCCTGCTACTGAAGGGTATAAAGAGGCTTGCCTGATGGGAGATATTTGAGATGTATTATTTGCCGTGGTGGATGCAGTGGGCGCAAGCAATAGGAATCGGGGTTATATCTGCTGCGGGCGTGTTTATCGCTTACAAACAGTCCCGGATCGCGACAGCGAAGCTCAACCTCGATTTGTACGATCGCAGGTTTAAGGTGTTTGAAGCGACGCGGGCATTCGTAACTGCCTTTTTGACAGCCGGTAAATATGAATCGGATGAATTCGTAAAATTTATGGCTGCGACATCTGAAGCGGTCTTTTTGTTTGACGAAGAGGTGCCGCAGTACTTGGGAGAGTTGCGAGGGAAGATTTACAATTACCGCAAAGTGGTCGCACAGTTGAAGGGAGCTGCGGATGATAAGCAGCGTGGCGAGCTTGCCGATCAACTAGCCGCGACTGAAACTGCGATGTCCGAAGAGTTTCAGCGCCTCATCAAGCTGTTTAAGCCGTATCTGAAGCTCGGGAATATTTGAGCGTTCATTTTCCCTTCAAGCGCTCTTGGTAGCATGTGTCCATGAACCCGAAGATTTACTCTAGCGGTTCGATTGAACGGGATTACACAGGCAAAACCGCCCTAGGACGATACCTGGAGCGGTTTGTGCGTTTAGTGCGCTCCTGGCTCAATTTTGAGCGATCTGGGGCACCCTAGCGGGTACGGGACTTGGCGCTGTCCCTCGTATAGTCGAGGGTTAGGCGTTTGGGAGCGGGGAAGGCTTCGAGGCGAACAGGCTGTAGGAGCCGTGGGACGCTAGGAACGTCGCCACAGCCAATAGAACCTCTTGTACCAGCCCTCCAAGGCTGGTGGGGTCGATGGGCGTGCCTGCGAGCGCATTTCCAGCGACTACTCCGATGAGGGAGAGAACGCCAAGAAGGATGCGCTTGCCTGCGGTGTCCTTAACGTCGGTGAGCATCTTGCCGAGGCTCATCAACAGATTCACTACGAACGGGGTCAGTGCGATGATAATTGGAGTCATGTAGTTACGTTAATTCACGCTATTAATTTGCACCCCGTCTGACTGGCTGCCCGAAAGTACAGGGTGAGGTGTCTTTCGCAGCCAGTCCAGGATCAAAAAGGGGACGTACCACAGTAGCGCGTAGCCGATGCCTGCCGCCGCCGATGCCGTTAATTCTAATCCTGCGAGGTGTATGTTAAGCGCCATATATCTGTAATTGGGCGCGGGTAAGCGGGCCGACGAAGCCGGTTGAAGGCAAGTCGTGAAGGGTCTGGAAGCGTTGCACGGCGGCTTTGGTCTTAGGCCCGAAGTATTCTGTCTCTTGCCCTGGAGATCCTGGCCCCAAGGCCGCTACTCGCGTTATGAACTGCTGGTTCAAGACCTTCTGTAAGCGAAGTACGTCAGGGTCGGTCATGCCGAACGAGAGGTCTTTTGTGAACGCCAATGGGAAGAGCGTGCCCGCGTCGCGTACCCACTGTATATAATTTAGGCCGAAGTAACCGTGGCCTTTGCGACCCCACGCGTCGCTAAAAGAGTTGAGGAAGTAGACGTAGTCTTCGTCAAAGGAGTGTGCGACTACGAAGTGGCCAGAGATTATCTTCGACGGAGGACGCAATGGTAAAATGTCCTTTTCCTGCCAAGAGATTTGTCCGTTAGGTGCTGTCCAAAATTCGGGGCCTACTTGGATAAGCAAAATGCAGGGGCCGTGGTCGCTTATAAATTGTTTGATGCCGTTAAAGGACATCTCGTGTGCAAAGCCGTAGCCGTCGCCTTTGCTCTTCGAGGCAAGGTCTACTTGCGCTTGTGATATGGCCGGGTGAGCGTAGTCTTCAAGAGACAGGCTGACCTCGTTGCCCATACTGTCGAAGTCAAGCGACCCGTTTGCTTTTGTAAGGCTCTTAAAAATAGAACGTATGTCGGTTCCAGCTTCTATCGGGGAGCCATCAAAGGTCTTGATGCCCGCCCACTGAAAGCGCGGAGAAAACCGAGACTGCTTTCTGATGCCTTGCAACGCTCCACCTGAGTGTGCACCGCAGGCTGGTTGCTTTCCCTGATATTCGACAGGCATAGCCCAAGCATCAGCGTTTGTGAGTACTGGCGCAAAAGTATAAACAGGCGTAGCTATCGCACCGAGCTTAATGTCGTGAGGGTCTTCAGGTCTTTGAGTGCCTCCTAGGTTTTCAAACGTGTGTGGTTCCATGTTAGTAGTAGTGAAAATATATTGCTAATCCGGTGGCGAAGAGGAATTGAACGATACCTCCAATTATAAGCCACGCTTTTATCGTCGCTCGGTACTCGATGCGGCTGTCTTCGAGTGTGTCTACACGCTCGTCCAGCGCGTCTACGCGTATCTTGCTGACGGCGTTGCTCTCTAAGTTAAGGAGGCGCGCGGTAATCCCCGTGTTTATTTCCTTGATTTCAACTCTCGCTGCGGCGATCTCGCCGAACATCGTTTGCATCTGGGTTTTTAGTTCGATGAGAAGGTCTCGATCCTCTCTGTTCCATGTAGCTGTTTGCGGTCGTGACATAAATTCATTTATCCGGCTCCTAGTAATGACAGCCTTCGCGGAGCGGTAGGGCCGGAAGAAAATGGGTACTGAATACCCGTCCCGCCGTTATAGAGACTGGTGATGTCGCCAGAAGAGAGACACTGCGCCCAGAGGCCGACTTCGTCCACGGTGCCCGCCATAAAGCTGCCGGAGCCTTCGTTTTTGCCGATAGTGAAGGTGACTGCGGTGTTGGTGAAGTAGGTGTTCGCTCCGCCCGCAACACTATTAACCGACGAGCCGTTGACGTACAAAATAGCTGTAGTGCCGTCCCACGTTATTGCGTAATGGCGGAAGGTGGTGTCGTAGTTGCTTACCCCGGTGAAGGTGAAGGCCGTGCCCGAGCTGTTGCGGTAACGGACTTCAGCTTGGGTGGCGCTGAACGGGTTGAGGTAGAAATCGCAGTTGGAGTCGTTACGGAAACCCCAGGCACTACCCACTGTCGTAAACTTCGCCCAACCGGCAATAGACATGGGACCGCCCTGAACTAACGAGGAGCCGTTAGCAAGGCTGAGGAAGTTGGTAGTGCCGTTGAATACCGCCCCGTTGTTTATTTTGCCCGTGCTGTAAGTGACGGTGTTGTTGTTCGTGAGGGTATTGCCGTTGCCGGATGCGTCGGCTGCGGTTCCGCTTGCCTCGTCCAGCTTCCAATATCCTTTTATGTTGGTAAGTAGTGCCATAGATGTTACGCGCCCTTGTATCCGACCGCACTCGCCTTCGTGCTCGCGCCGGTCGTAACGTTTGCACAGAAGAGCGCCGTGTTTGCCGTCGGCTGTCGGAGGGGGACATTTAGCGAGATGGCTGCGCCGCCATAAACAGCTGCGGCCGGGATGGTCATAAGGGTGGTGCCGCCCGAGCCGTCCTGAATAGCGATGTCTGTTCCTACGGTCGCGTGCGTGTTGGATACAATAATGGTCGTGATGTAATTGCGGAGTCCTGCGCCTGGAGCTGCGACCAAAGAAGTAGAGGTCGTTCCGGTCATGGCGGTAGTGATCGCGCCCGAGACAAAGTTTTCAGGATTCGCGTAGGGAAGCACGATCTGCTTGCCCGTAACGTCGGCGATGAAGTCAACGCGGTCATCGCTGGCTACCGCTGCTATTTCCGAAGTTCTGGCCCGGCCGCCCGTTTTCATCGGATTGCCCGCGTCCACACCGTCGTGGGCGATGTTTCCAACAGAGAGGCTATTGCCCTTCACGTCGGTTGCCTGCGCGATGTAATCACCGTCTGCGGCAAGAGTGGTCTGGGCCGCGTTCGCTACGCCAAGGGCAAATACGCCTACGTCACCCGATGCGTGTACTGCGTCTTCCGCTTTACCAAGTGAAGTGGCTGCGGTGCCGGGGGTAATCGTTCCTACTGTGGTTACGTCCACGTCTCCGATGTCTACGCCAGAGTTGGCGGCTAACTTACCGATGGCGTTCGTTCCTGCGGGAAGGGAGGCGGAGCCAGCAACGGTTGCACTGTCTACCGCGACGGTCACGCGTTGTGCGCCTGTGTTCGTGGCTCCCGTGCCCGTAAGTGTAGTTACGCCGTTCACTTGGGCTAGGTTCACGGATTGGTTTGCTGCAATAGCAACAAGGTTCGTGGTGCCGGGGGTGGTCTGGTCAATGCCGACTTTGCCTATGACAGCCGAGCCTGCGGGAAGAGCCTGTATCTGAGCTACCTTCAACTCGCCCGTGGCATTGACTTGGAGCGGTGCAACTTCGTTCGTGGTGTCCACTAAGGTGGTGTTCGCGTCTCTGCGGACTGCACCAATGACCGTGCCTTTAGTGGTGGCTTCGGTGTAGGTCGTCGTGCCAAGGGTGGCTACTACGTCGTCTGCCAACTGAAGCGACGTGAGGGCTGCGCCGTTTTCCTGGGTAACGAAGGTTCCTGCGTTCGTGACAGCTTGCGAAGGTGGGGCTTGAACAGAAGCGGAAATTTGCTTCAGCACCTGCATAGCGGTTACGGCGGTGGTGTCGGTAGCCGTGCTCTTCGCGTCAGCCTTGGCTCCCAAGGTTACATTCGCGCCGTCGCTCTCAGCTGCTTGAACTGCGAAGGTGCCCGCGTTTGTTACCGCGTGTGAAGGGACAGAGGCCAAAGAGACTGGCTGCGTCTCGGTCAAGTCCGCTTTTAGCTGAAGCTCCGTAAGGAGCGTGTCCTGCTTGGCGCTTGTTGCGAAGCCGGTAATGGCAGCGGGTGGCGTAAGGGTTGTTACTGTGGCCGAGGGAAGAATAACGGGGACTGACGCGGCTGCGAGCGCCTGGCCGAGTGCTGGGGTCTTAGTGTCGATCGAAGCAACTGAGGTGTTGCCGGTGTCTTGCTTCGCGGCGGTCGATACGCCTGAAACAGTAACGGGGAATGCTGATTGGTCAGAGGCAATGACGACAGGCTCGCTGTTCGCCATCGTTCCCTGCCCGTTTGCGTTTTGTGGAATGTTACTCATGAAGGGTACGTATTAATTTTAATGTATAAACCAGTTCGCACCGTCACTCCCTAAGTCTACCGACGTGTAGCGAGTGATGAGGTTGAGAGGTGCAGCGGCCCCGTTGATGGTCTGGCTGCTGGTGGTCTGGATTGCCACGGTCGAAGTGCCGGTGCGAATGACGCGGTACATGTTCGTGTTTCCTACCGCTGTAGGGAGCGTCAGCGTCGTGGCTCCCGAGACGTAGTAGACGTAATCAATTGAGGCGGTAGCGCCTGCGGTCGTATCTGATGAAATGCTGGCGACGGTTCGGGTGATGCCCGATGCTCCGGCCGCTGGGGTCGCCCAGGTGCCATCCCCGCGCAAATACTTGGCGGTGTCGTTCGGCGCCTTCGGCACGAAACCGTGCTTCGAGGTTGTAACGTCGTTGGTCGTGATGTCCGACGTGGTAAGCGTTGCATCGCTTATCGTCTGGTCGCCCGTGTTGCTTCCAGAGAGGGCCAGGCCGCTGTCTTTGATGAGTTTTCCGGTGGCCCCATCAAAGAAAGCTACGCGGTTGTTTACCGCTGAAGCGGGACCAACTACGTCTCCGGTGCCGCCAGCCGTGACAGCGACGGTGACCTTACCGCCGCCGCCATCGGTGACAGTGGCTCCCGTAAATTCGATGAGGGATGCTTGGTTGACGGTCGTAGAACCGGCTTTAACTTTTAGCTCGCCGCCGCCTCCGCGCGCGCCTCTGAAGGTGTCGAGGTTAGGAAGGTCGGTCAGGTCGTCGTAAGAAATCTTGCCTGCAACTTTTTTTAGGATTTCTTTGGCGGTGTCAGGTGATCCGTCTTTGCCCGGCTTGCCTTGCTTTCCTTCCGAACCAACTGGTCCTTGCTCTCCTGACTCTCCCTTCGGTCCTTGCGGGCCAACGATTGATTGTCCGTCTGCGCCGTTTAACCCGTCGGCTCCTTTCTCTCCCTGCGGGCCGACTTCGCCTTGCGGTCCTTGCTCGCCAGTGTCGCCTTTCTCTCCTTGAATACCTTGTTCGCCTTGCGGACCGGTCTGGCCGCGAAGCATCTGCCAAAAAGTTTTAGCAAGCTCGTTCTCGTCGCCCGTTTCAATCTGAACCTTCTGAACGTCTTTGGGCTGCGTGTTGATGGCGATGGCGTCTAGGACAGGCTCCAAGCCTTCTACGGCCTTCTTGGTGCCGTCCTGGGCTACGATATGCGCCTCAGCAGCAGCATGAATGTCATCAAGCTTGGCAGTGTGTTGTACGCCATTGAGTGCAATTGCTTCGAGGTCTGGGTTATGTGGTTGTAGTGGGTCTTCAGGCATAGATTATTTGGATGGGGGCAGCTTGCTTGCGCTATTTCCTTTCTTTGGTACGCTTGCGGGTATGGAATTTATCGGGGAGGTGTTCGCAGTCGCGCTCGGGGTGCTCTTAGGCAAAATAGCCTTCGTAGCTCTCGACGTTTGGACTTCCGAACGCTGAAACATATGCGTGATAGCGCGGTCAGGATCGTTCAAGTATTTGAACCACTCCTTGATGCCGTGCTGGGCAATGCCCTTGGCAAAAAGCGTCGGCTCTAGCGAGAGGATGCCTGCTGCAGTATCGCCGCCTGAAAAGATGTCGGTGTAATCGACCAACCCTTTATTATTTAAACGTGCGGCACGATTGGCGCTTTTCACCACATCAGCTTCAATCGCTTTGAGTGCTGCGTACTGGCTGCGGAGTTGTTGGTAGCCCGGCCCCTTGGCGCTCGAGATGGCGGCGTCCAGTTGTTCGCGAGCGGCACGGACAATAGCCGCGTCAATCGCAACGCGTGAGGCTTGGTTGTATGAAGGGTTTCTATGAAAAGATTGCAGTTCGGCGTTGTAGTTCTCGATGATGCTTTGCGTGGTCTTAGTGTCGAGCGGTCCTGCATTTTGGTACGCGTCGATCTTCGCTTTGGCATAAGAGACTGCTTCGGGATGCGAGAGTTGAAGCGCCTTGTTATTTACCACATCAACAAGCCCGCCGGTAAGCGATGCGCCGTCCACAGTTACGCCCGCTTCTCCCGCTTGCTGGGCGAGCGCGTCGTACTGCGAGTAGATGCTCTTCTTCGTTTGGTCTACTGCTTGGGCAAGCTCTGCGCGGCTCCGTGGGGTGCGTCCCGTTTCTATGGTGCCGTCTTCAGTCGTGAATTTCAGGTTCGGTTTGTTCTCCGTGATCGTCTGCACCGCCTGCACGGTGTCGGCTTTGTACTTGTTGGTAGCAGCGAGAGTGTTCTTCCCTGCGATCGTCGGCTTGACGGCCGTCTGGTAGTTCTTGAAGGTTGAGTTCTCGAAGGCCTGCGGCGAGAGTTGCGCCGGTTTGCCGACTGACTCGATGGCCGTCTTGACCTTAGGCAACGTGGTTTGAACGCCTGCCTTTACGCTCGGCGCTCCTGCAAATCCGGCTACGGTGCCTGCGGCGTTAGCGTAGTCAGCAATGGTCGAAGCGGCTCTCTCAGGAGCCGTAGGGACATTGGCAGGGAGCGATACCGTATCCCTCCCGTAGGCTTGTAAGAGCGGAGTGTCCGAAAGCTTGTCACCCGCGATTTTCACTGCGGCCCCTACGGGCTTCATGACGGGGGCCATAGCAGGTGCAATAGGCGCGGTAACGACTTGCGCTGCGCCGCCGAGGATCTTGCCTACGCCCTCTACAAGACCGGTGCCGTGTCCGTTTGGGGCAGCTTCTGTCACGCCTTCCACGAAATGCTGCGCGCCTGCTTTAACGTTGTCGAGTATTCCTTTGCCGTAGTTGGTGACGGCAGTTGCAGCTTGCTGAGGTAGGGTCGGTGGGGGTGTCGTAGCAACTTTTTCCGCGTACTGCGGATACTTCGCTATCATTTTCTGCGCGAGGGTAGCGTTATCTACATTTTTGTATTCGGGGTATTTGGCTTTGACGCTCTCCGCGAATTGGTCCGTAGTCAGCATATTAAATCCCGAGCCCTAACGGGTCGCTGTTGCCTGAGCCAAGCTCAGTCGGAGTAAGGCCGTAGTTTTGCAACTGCCTGGTGAACTTATCTATCTGGCTGTCGATGGCGGACAGTCCGCCGGTCTTGCCTCCTTTAATCGCACCGCCGAGCACTCCGCCGACGGTCGTAGGGTTCGGTATGATCTTGGCGATTTGTTCTGCGTCGGCCTTTTGCACCGCGCCGCTGCCAGCAGCAACTGAGTACTGGAATACGAGAGCGGCTTGCTTGGAACCGAGCGCCGCTGCATCCGCACCAAAGAAGTTGCCGCCTGAATTATCGACGCTTGCCGCGTAGGCGTTCCTGTATTCTTTAAGAGAATTGAGCAGCGTGTTCGCGCCGTCGGCCGCTGTTTTCTGCGGTGAATTGAGGCCCTTGTAAGCGGGCTGGCTGCGGAGGGCGCTGTCGGGTAACCCAGAAGTGCTGCCACCGGCCTTCTGTTTATCAATATCAATCTTTTGCTGGTCCTGCGCGTACTTGAGGCCGAACTGGCGCTTGTCTTCTTCAAACTTTTTCTGGGCAAGCGCTTGTGTCGCTTTGTTGTTTTCAACGGTTGAGACGGAAGCATTATGCGTGTCGGTAGCTGCTATAGCTTTTTGTGCGGCTTCGGTTGCGGCAGCTTGCTGCGTCTGCTTCAGGCCAATGTAGGCGCTGCGAAGCGCGTCGGGAGATATCTGGTAACTGTCAGCGATCGCTTTGAGGTCAGAGCCGGTTGAGAGGTCGTATCCTGCTGCAAGTGCAGCCTGTGCAGCGTCGTTCGTGCGCTTTGTACGACGCTCTTCCTGCTGCGAAAGGAAGGTGATGTAGTTCGATGCGCTTTGCTGCTTGGCGGCGTTCTTAGCGGCGATTTCAGCGGTGGCAGCGGCGTATCCCTTATCGGTTATACCGGCGAGTGCTAGCTGGCGCTGGTCGCCAATGCCCGAGTACACGTCGTTGTTGTCGGTGACTACCTTCTGGTTTTGAGAATTGCCGAAATCTGAACCAAGCAATCCTCGCCGTGCCGAGATAGCAGCGTTTGAGCCGAGGTTGCCTTCGCCTGCGACTTTCGCCTGGGCGAGCTTCTGATCATAGACGCGGTTCGTAGCGTCGATCTCCGACTGCAAGCGTGCGGTAGTAGCGTCTCGAATAGCCTGTTCGTCCACGGGCGCATTGGCCTGCTGGGCGTAGATGCCCGTCATGCTGTCTATCGTCTTATCCGTATCGCTGACGGTGCCGTAGAGGCTGGAAATGGTGGGGGCCGTAGGAGCCGGGGTAGGCGAACCGGTGTTATTTTCTAGCGAATACTGAACGCCGGGTTGTATCGTCATTGATGAGCCGCCGGGGATGTAAGTAGGAGTAGTCATAAAAGTTTAATTGCTTGCTTCCCACATCATGTTGATGTTGTTGGCGGTGAACCCCGTTCCGGAAAGTGTCCATGTCAGAGTTATGTTGGTTGCGTCTACGGCAACGCTTGCCGTCTGGGTGCTGTTGTTGCTGGCCAAGTCGTACTCGATGTGGACAATGACGGTATCTACGCCGGAATTGGAAGTCGTAGCCCCCGTACCGCCTTGTACGGCCGACAGCCAAGTACATGACGTTGTTGTGCCGTTGTAGACCCCGATGGACTGCTGAGTATTTACGTTAGAACCGCCACTGGAATTTATAAAATCGTTGCGCATGGCGCTGATGCGGACGTACCTCGGAGTGGTTCCTAGCCCGTGTGCGATAGTCTGTGAACTTGAAGCAGCGTTGCCCGCGCGAGTTGCGGTACCAACCTTGTAAGTTGTTCCGGTAACGGCAACAGGGCTTTGAAGCACCATGTTTGTGCCGTCATAGATGAAAGTGTTAAATGAGTTTGCGCCGATGTCGCCAACGAGAAGTGCGGTACTCGTTCCTTTAACGATGGTTTTTGCGCCAAGCGAGTTGGCGTTGATGGTTGGGGTCGTCGTGGTATTAGCGCTTACAATCTTGGCGTAAATGACCATGCCAGCGGTATAGGAAGTGGGGACTGGCGAGAGCGTAATCACATATGCCGTGGTTGAACCCGATGTGTCTGCCGCGTACTTTTCCGCGTTGTGCTGCAAGCCGGTCTGCGTCACCACCTTGTTGCCTGAACCCACGGCGATGTCAGTGTTGTTGCCGACTAGAGAAGCGGTCTGGCCGACCGTAGGAACGCGAGTGTCGTTATCTCCCACTGCGATAGGTGCAGTTGCAGACGCGGGAGCGACGGACATTTTTGTGATGCCCTTGACCGTCGTAGAGGCGTCAGCGCCGCCTGCGATAGCTACGCCGTCCACATATGCCTTGGTCGCAAGCTGGTTAGCGGTAGAAATGCTAGCCGTGCCGTCGTAGCCCAACGGCGTAGAGGCATTGAGGTTGGTCGTGCCGTCTAAAAGGTCGTTATGGTATTTGATATGGGCGAAATCGGTAAGGGTGACAGTCGAGCCGACGCGGTGGGTACGAACTACGCCTGAGGTCTGTGCGCCCTGGCGTGAGACTGACGAAATGCCGGTAAGCGACGTGCCCGAAAGCGTCGCAACAATATGCTCCTTCTGAGAGTTGTTCCCGTCGATAGCAAAGAAATATACGCCTGCGGGCAACGCAACGCCGTCATCGTCAGTTGCAGACTGCAAGGTAACGGAAGTGGCTCCGACTGCCATTGCCGTTGCTAATTGCGTCGTAAAATCTGCAACAATTTTTCCTAATTTAGTAGCCACAAAGTTTGGCCCCGTGGGGCAATTATATCACGTGTTGTTAATATGAAGGATTTGCTTGATCTGTTGATAAACCGTCCAGTGAAAGATTTTGGTCGATGCGGAAACGTTTTGGAATCCGATTTTCAAACGGCAGTATCTGGTGATCCACCATCGCCTCTATGTCCACGTAGCCAATGCCCTTTGCAACGAACTTCACCATGCGCTTGCGGAATTTCGGACTCTTCAACTTCAGTTGCAGGTAGTACGGGAAGATGGTCGTCACCACATCGCCTCCAATTTGGCTGCCGCCTATAATGTTTGCTCCTATTTCCTGCGGCTCCGAGCTGTCCACATAGCTGCCCGTGCCTCGCACCGTTCCTACCAGCTGAAAGCCGGAGTCGTCGTAGGAAACATACACCTCGTAATACTGGTTGGGGTCGATCCTCCCTCGAAGGCGCAGGTAGCGAACCTTCTTTAGGACTTCAGGAACGTATTTTCTGAGGTGGGGCCGCAGGTTTTCATCTTTGGAAATCCAGTAGTTATCTATCGCCAGTCCGTCGTCATCAAAGCCGGAAAAGAGCTGGTAGACGGTCTGGGTGACGGAAGAGCCAATGTAAAGATAGCCGCTGTCGGGGGCGAAGGTTCGTGCATTGAATGAAAGGATGTCTACCGTACCGTCGGTGAGGTCGCACAAAAGAATAGTATCGTTCGCGGTCGCGTTGGCAGTCTTGCAAGCAATTAGAAGGTAGCGTTCGTAGTCGTTTATCGCGCAGTCGTCGTACACGTAGTTGGAGAACTTGAAAGCAGGGAAGAGCACCAACGGTTCAATCTCGCCGCCTACGGGATTTCTTTGGAGGATGGTCAGCTCTGGCTTCTCAGGGTTGGCCGTGTTCACGAACACGATGCCTTTTGAAGTAGAGGTCGCGGCTCTAAAGAATGGGACGCCCATGCTCCTGCGGTACACAAGGTTGGTGGCGCTAAGGTCCGTAGGATCGAGATTCAGCGCGTATGCTGAATGGCTCTTCATTGAGTAGTACGCGCCATCCTGGCCGATGAGCACGGTTTGTATCGCATCTCCGCCCTCGTCCTGGGGGAACTGGAAGCCTTGCCCGGCCGTGCGCGTCCCGCTCTTCGAGAAATCAGTGACGCCTTTTATGTTGCTGTCCTCCCATTGGTACGCTGCGGTGCCTACGCCAGCGTTAGAGAGGGTGTAGGCACCGGTGAGGTAGTTGATGGTGCCGGTGCCGCCGAGGGAGCCAGTCAAGACGCCGAGGTACGCGTCGGTGTAAACCTCGCCCGTGCCGGTGAGGGTGATGGTCACGCCAAAGCAGTTGCGCGTGGCTCCACCCGCTTTAAAGGCCAGTGTGCCGGTGAGCGAAGTGGTCGCCTCTCCCGAGACACTGGTGTAAACGGTGCTGTCCTGGCGATCGATATAGGAGCCGTAGAGGCCGGTCTTATCCTCCTTCCGATTCCAGAGGATCGAACGGCCTTGGTTGATGAACGCAAATCCTTTGAAGTTCTTGGCGCTGTCGTACATCGAATTGTACGAGCCGGGCACCGCGTTATGAAATTTGTAGATGCCGTCCACTCCGAAAGCGTAGGTGAACGTGCCCGACAATGAGGAGTAGTTGGTAAACGTGTAATCGGCGGTCGAGGTCAGCCCCGTGACTACATCGGTCCAAGCAGACCCGTTGTAGTACTGGATTTTGGTGCCGGTCTTGCGCCAATGGATCTTCGTCCCGTCAACCTTGTAACCCCAGATTTCTGCTTGGATAGAGCCGGTCGTTCCTTCAGCACCAATCTTAAAGCGGCCGGGTATCAGTTTTATCCGGCCGTCCTGGGTGTACCAATTGCTGCTGTCGCTCGCCGCGTCAGCGGGTATCAGCTCCGCGCTGAGCAGATTGTGTACTCCTTTCGTGAATGCGTTTATCTCATGGTCGGGCATTTTCTAATTCGCCTGCAATGAGGCATTCCACAGCGCCATATCTTGCAGGTACGAATTGTATTTAGCCGTGTTCTCCGGCGCATACGAATTGGCGCGCGGGAACAAAAGAATGATGTCGTGGTCAGCGGCCATGCCGTGATAGAGCGCGTCGTGGTAGCGGGCAGGGAAAGCCGGTGTGCTACTCGTCGTCAGAGTGTCGGCAATCTTGAAGTAGTCAAACTCGTAGCTCTCCGCGATCGTCGGCTGCACTGTGAAGACAAGGCGGGAGTTCGGGATGTCGAGGTACGCATAGCCGCTCTTGTTGAGGTATTTGCGGCGATCGCTCCAATTCACAATCTGATAAGGAGTGTAGGAAGAGCCGACGTAGACAACCTTCGGAACGGCGTTGTTATCAATTTCAACCGAGTTGTCGGTCGATTGGTTGTTCTCGGTGAGAGAGCCGAAGTCAGCAGGCAAGGAGACGTATGGAACGCTGGTTGAAAGCGTGCCTGTCGCGGAAGTTTTTGCAAACTCCCACGGGCGATCATTCCAAATCTTGCTGTAAATCTTCTGGCACAGCGCCAGCTCTTGGACAGAGGAAAGCTCCGTGCTGTCGTCTACGTACAATTCAAACTTGGTGATGATTTCAGAGACTAGCATGTGGTGTTAATTCGCCCATCTCCGCGCCCGTAAGGCGCAGAGGGGGAGAACTAAATAGCGACCTGCGAGTACCACGCGTACACCTTGGCGGTGCCAGCTGCGGTGCCAGGGTTCGTTATTGCAGAAGCCGTCTTCAGGTTGACAGACGTTTCCTTGGTGATCGGGAACGCGACGGTCGAGAGCGGTACGAACTCCTGGATGATGCTTGAAGCATTCTGCCAAAGAGTAGTCGTCGCGATGAGGCCGGTTAAAGCTGCGCCGCCTGCGCCGATGTTAAACGTCGTGTTGCCGCCGCCCGTGTAGGCTGCGGTAGCGTACGTGAAGGATACGATAGCGCGGTGAAGCACGTTCACGTAGCCGGTCGGTGCTGCGGGTACGACAATCAAGCCGTTTGCGTGGCTTAGCTTGCCTGTGGCCGTGTCGATAAGGTCAGCAGCCGTAAGAGATACGGTAGCCAAGTTCATCTGAGCGGGGTCAGTCACGGCACTCGCGCCCTGGCGGGACCAGACAGGAACCGCGACGGTGCCGCTGTTGATGTAGGTGTAGCCGGTCGAGAGGTCCGTGATGCTAGCTCCGATTGCAAAGGTCGAGGCAGTCGTAGGAATGCCAGAACCGATGTTGTCGATAGAGCCTGAAACCAAAAGGTTCTGGGCGTTATCTACGAAGCTGACGATTGATGTTGAGGGTATTGAACGCATGGGATTTTTCTTAGCTGGTAAAACAAACTAAGAATGATTACGCAGTGATCCAAACGTCGAGGAACTTCTTAGCGCCGTCTGAGAAGGTTTTGACACCTGCAAGGTACGAGCTGAAGACGTTAGTGCCACGGCGATCTGGGGTCTGGCGCATATCAACTGAAGAGATGTCCTGAACCACCAAGTCGATAGCACCCTTCTTACCGAAGTAAGCGTGGATGTAATTCTTGGTCCAAGCGTCAGTTGCATCAGTCAACGTTTCTGCCAATACCAAGCGGCCCGAACCAACTCCGGTAAGGGTCATGGTGTTGCCAGCTGCATCATCAACGGCGGTAAGGCCGAGGGTGTCAGAGATGATAGCTTGGTTCGCTGCTGAAAGAGCTACTTGACCTGCATCGGTTGTGCCTGGAGCGTTGATAAGCTCCGAGAGGTTCAAGCGCGCTGCGTCTGCTGAGCCGCCGATCGCAACGTTGCCTGCGGTTGAGCCAAGCGTAGTTTTGAAGGTAAACACAACGCCGCCAATAGTTACCGTATCGCCGTCTGTAGGCGTAGTAGCGATTGAGAGCACTGCGGTTGACTTAAGCTTCTCCGAAACGAATACCTGAGCATTCGAGATGTCGCCGGTGTAACCGTTTTTGAAGACGGAACCTGCGAGGTCAATGTTTTTGCCCAAGAGGTACTGTGCAACGTCGGAAGCACCAAAGCTGTCAACAACGAAGATCATGTTGCTCATGATTTCCTGATTGGCACCACGGCGGAGCTTCGCAGGCATACGAGACACCATCTGCGGCACCGTAGTGCTCGAAAGGGAGATCGAGGAACCGGTAGAAGAAAGCGTTGTAAGGTCGCCATTGTCGAAGGTCTGGTAAGCGTTGGTGACTTCAGAGAACACGCGGCCGTCAAGGTCGAGTGCAACTTTGATAGCAACCTGCGCGCCGATAACTTCGCCCGGGTTAAGCGGGCCGGTCTGCGTTACTTCACCATCAGAGATGTGGAAGACTGCTTCCTTCTCAAGGTTGATAGTAAGCAGCTCGTTGCTGTCAGATACGGTGTCGATGGTCGAAGCTGCGCCACGGGTAACCGTGCGAACGCGAACTCCTGAGATGTCGTACGAGAAGCGCTCTACCGATGCGCCGAATTTTAGGTTCGGCTGGAAGCGGGTGTTCGCTACTGATTTCTTGGCTACGAGAACCTTCTGAAACACCTCTTCGTAGGCGTTATCAAAAGCGATTTTATAATTTGTGAGAGACATGAAAGGGGTAAAATAAAATAATAACCCCCGTTATTTTCTATAAGTTCTGTCCTAGGCGCTCGGCCAATCCGTCGTTGTATTCCTTCTTGGTGTCAGGGTTCGAGAGAACTTCTTTGAGATAATTCTGGTCGCGGCCTGCAAGTGCGAAGTCTACTTTGTCGATTGATTTGCCTCCGCGCGGCGTCGTTGTTTCAAGAGTGCGCTTTCCGCCAAGAGCGTTCCCGTAAGTTTCTTCAATGAGCTGCTGGAAGGTTTTGTTTGCGTTGGAAGGATCAAGCGAGAGAGTCTTGATAACCTCTCGGTTCACGACTCCGCTAAACTCCGGCATCTCTGCCATCGCTTTCTCGAAGTGGGTCTTGAAAACGCCCTCAATCCGGTCTGCCTTTTCCTTCGCGGTGATTGGCTCAAGCTTCTTTTCAAACCTCTGCTCAGTGCTTCTTTCGATGGCACCTGCAAGTTTGCTCAAAAACTTCTTATCAACGCCAAATTCTTCGCCGATAGCTTCAATGTCGGATGACACTTCAGCCTGTGAGCCACCTTCCGCGATCGTCTTTTCAAGCGCCGATATGGCCTTCTTGAATTCCTTGTTCTCCTTCTTCAATTCGAGGAAGGCAGCTTCAGGAACAACTTTCGCTTCGGGCTTCGGGTCTAAAACCTGTCCTATTGTCTCTGCGACCGGCTCTTTCGTTTCGACTACTGGCTCTGGTGCTGGTGTCGCTACTACTGGCTCGGCTTGTTTGGATTCCTCCATAACAGTCACGTTGTTGTCGGTGTCGCACACCGTGCCTTTTTCGCCTTTCGGCCCAGCGTGCAAAGCTGGAAAAAGATTTGCGTCCTCCGACGCCCCGTGATGATTAAATTATACCACGCAACTCACTTTGCATTCGCACTGTGGATTACTCGGTATCGGCTGGGCAGGGAACGGGGATAACCTGCCCATGCGGCACTAAACAATCAGCTCCTTCAAGATGGCCTCGGCGTCGTCCAAGTTGGTGCGAGCGCGCGAAAGGCTGTGTAAGAAGTTGAGACGCGCTTCTAATTGTGCCCCCAGGGCGCGCAATTCGGCCTCTGGCAGCGTTTTATACCCGTTTGCTATCAATTGCACCGTCGCAGCGATTTCCTTGCCGTACGAGGCCGTCAGGATGCTGCCCGCCTCAGAGGATGCAAAAGCGGCAAGCGCGGCGTAGGTGTCGATGTCCCCGGCTACTTCCTTGACCTCCTCGCGGTTGGCGAGGTTTGGGTTATCCTTTGCGAGTTTTGCGAGTCTTTTTGCCATCTGATTTGAGGTCTTTAATTTGCTCCATCACTTCGGCCACCATGATGTTGTTTTCGTTTATCGCCGTATCGACTTGGATGATCTTCGGCTTCAGCTCGGCAATCATACTCTGGCTCTCTTTGTAGAGGGCTGCGGCCGTGAGGATCACGCCGGGCATGTCTTTCACCGCCGGGTAGTGGCGGTTAATGTTGTCTATTTTCGCTTCCTCGATCTTCAGCTGGCCCTGTAGCTCCATAAGCGCCTTTCTATTGCGCTCCTGCATCTGCTCCACTTCAAGCAGCGTAAACTCAGCGGTGATCCCGCCTTTCTCTATGACTGCCTCTCTGTAATTCGCACTAGGCTTAACCAATCGGTAGCTGAACATTTGGTTGTGGTGCGGGGCTTATTGGTAAACCCGGAGCCCCCGCGCTCGCTGTTGGGTCTTGTGTTGGTGCGCCTGGCGTTGCGCTCGGTGGCTGGTTTGCCTGCATCGCTGCTATTTTCTGGTTCATCTCCCGGACCACGTTCTGCATGATGATGGGTTCAAGCGAGGTGACGTAGGCAGAGATTTTCATAAACTGCTGGTGGTCGATATCGTCCTCATGGTCAGTGAGGAAGTCTACGAAGTACTGCTTGTAGACAAGGTTGGCCGCTTTGTTCGGCCTGACCTTCTTGTTTTCGAGCAACGCTTCAAGGTCCAGCGCCGCCTCAGAGATAAGCTCAGCGTTGCCGTACTCGCTGGTGTCGAGGAGCTGCTTGATATCGTCCTCGGTTAGGCCCGCGACCTTGGCTTGTATTTCAAAGGCCTTCTTAGGATTGAGTATCCCCGCGAATGCTGGATTCGCGAAGGTCTCCGTTATGAATTGGAGCTTGTCCTTCTGCTCAACGCTCGATGCTTGGTCTTCAGCGTCGGAAGCCTCAACGGTCACGTTAAAATCGTCGTCCTTGTGGAAGATGTCGCGCTTAGAGATTTCCTCCGTCTCAACGCCGTTGGGGCCAATCATGTCTACGGCGGTCTTCTTATTCAAATTGTCCTTCACGCCTAAGACGTAGAGCTTGCCAAAGCGCTTGTAGCCGAACGAGTAGGATTTGTTGAGGAGGCCGAATCGGTCAGCGGCGGCGGCCTGGTTGCCCTCGTAGATGCCTACCTTGCCGTCGGTCTTCTCAATGCCTTCTACGCCCGCGGTAACGCCCCCAGCCTTCTGCTGGATGCCTTCGAGGATGTTGAACACGCCCATAGGAGTGTCGATCGAAGGTGGGCGGATGATTTGGATAGCCTTGTTCACGTCCGTACCGCTCTTCATGTCGATGCGGCCGTTGCGCCGGTACTTCAGCTGCGCGAGGTTGGCTACGGCTCCTACGTCTACTGCGGTCTGGGGCTTGTTGATCTGCTCGGCGTTGTCGAGCATCTGGTTTATGGACACTGACTGCGCCATGAAGATCTCGCGCACGTAGTCAGAATACGAGGGTGTCCAAAACTCAGTGAGGTCAGGGAATGCGGCCCAGGTCCAGAACGGCCATGCGCCCAACGGAAACTCTTTCGTGGGGGTAAATATATCAACGAGCGGTTCTACGCGTATTGCCGTGCCTCCGCGCTCGGTTAGAAGCAGGTAGTAGCGCTCGCCTTCATAGGTCGTGTACCATTCCCAGAACTTGTACTTGTCGGTCTCAACGCCGCTTTCCTTTTGTCCACGGGTGATGTTGGTGTCCATGGAGCGCGGGAGCTTGTTGGTCTCCTCTTGGTTCACCTCACTGGCGTTGCCGTCGCCTCCTATGAGCGTGTTCACCTCGTATTTCAGGTACAGCCCGCTCTTCGCGCCTTCTTTGAGTTCGCGCTTATCCTTCACCACTCCGTAGCGTCCCATATAGCGGGCACGCTCCAGGTCGATGCCGCCGCCTGCCGGGTCAACGAGGAAGTCGTATACGTCCACGTTGTCGAGGTGGCTCTGGTAGCCGTCGTAGCTGTCGGCGTAGTAGGAGTAGATGGCGCGGCCGTAGATCACCGCCTGCTTCTTGCCTACGAGGTCTTTGATATCCCAGTCGCCGTTCGATTGGTCAGTCTGTCTAAGCGCATTCAAACGTGCAACGCGCTTAAGCTGGCTTTCCTTCCGCTTCACGTATTTAAACACAAGCGGGTTGTCGATCTTCGAGAGAAGCGTGTGCACAAACTCCTGCATACGGCTCAAATCGACGTTGGCTCTACTCTCCAAAGGGGTAGATTTCTTGCCGTAGTACAGCTCCTCGTTCTTCTGCCAGTTGGCTACCTTGCCCTGCTTGTAACGGCGGGCAAAGACCAGCTCTTGAAGAGCCTGCGCTACAATTTCATCTCGTTTAGTCTTTGAAAGCATTTAGAACCCCCGCTCTGGTGCTTACTCAGCGGCGGGAACGTCCTCTTCAGCCTCTGCGGCTGGTGTTTCTTCTACCGGGGCCTCTTCAACGGGTGTTTCAACTGCGGGAACGTCTACATTTTCGTCTGGGGACATGAATTTGATGAGATTATTTGTAATTCTCATGCAAATTGTATCACGGGCTGCGAAGTCAACAGCTTCAGAAGGTGGATAACATGGCTCTGCCCCTCTCAACCGAAACCAGACGGACGCTTTACCTGCGTGGAATCGTTGAAGCGACTGACTCTGCGGATCATGCCAAGTGGCCAAAGCTGACCGACGACGACTTACGCCTGTTTGGCTACATCATTCACGCCTTCAGCAAGATCGACTTTTCACTGAACTACGTCGTGCAGATTATGGACGACAGCGGCATGCTCGGTGAAAAGTGGGCAGGCAAGATCAGGCGGCTCTCAGTCGGCGACGTCATGAAGGCGATACGGTCGAGCGGCATATGGCACGAATCCCATCTCGTCGCCTTCCAACGCATCGAGGAGAATAGGAAGCTGCGAAACATGCTGGCGCATTTTGTCATCCTGCGGTTTCCTAACGACGATGCCTATATGTTCACAACCAAGAGCGCGTACGACTACAAGCGGGTTGCGGGAGAGTTCCCCGAACTGAACCATATGCTCTACAGCGTGGCGGATGCCGCGCAGATGAGAGAACTTGTTCCGGTGATTGAAGGGTTGGTGAAATGGGTAGCGCAAGTGCCCTCTCAACTGAGCAACCCCCTAAATCCCGATATCGCTAAATAGCGGCTCCTCTTCCTTGAAGTCATCAATGATCTCGATGTGCGGCTGCATCATCATGATCGGATAGCGAAGCGCGTCCAACGCATCTTCGCCCGTCTCCTCCGGCTCGCCGGTCCCTTCCTTGTAGGCGTGTGTCTCAAACTCGCTGATGAGGCCTTTGCATGAGCGGTGAATATGCAGCTTCCTCGCTTTGAGCAACTCCCGCACCTTGTCGATGCCGTTCTTCTCGCTGTCCTTGCCTTTGACTACAGGCCGGACGTTGACGCCTTTACGGCGCGTGTCCTCGATCGCTGACGGGCTTTCAGGGTCGGGATAGACGCGGCTCACGCCCAATGCGGCGGTGTACTCGGCAACCTCCAAGTCGGTGCGGCCGGTCTCGTAGAATTCGCTCGATACCCAGATGCCGTCTGCCTTGTCGATCTCAAGCTTCAGGACGGCGCACGGGTGAACGAATCCGAAGTCAGCGCCCGCTATGCTCTCAACAATCGTGGTGCCCTCTGGAAACTCGCTGTAGACGTGCCGGGAGCGGTCGAACTCCGGGTAGACAAGACCCTGGCGCTTTCGGAAGTCTGCAAGATATTCCTGGGCAAATGCATCCTCGGGGAGCTGGCGCTTGGCCGCTTCAATTTCATCAACGGGAATGTATGGGTTGTCGTACGTGGTGAAGTGGAAGCTCTTGAAGTCCTTGTCCGTCTCCTGAAGATTGTAGAGGTCATAAAAATGGTTGAAGCCCTTCGGTGAAGAGAGGAAGAGCGCTTCGCCGCGGCGGTCGGTGAGAGTAGGGCGGATAACCTCGTTCCACATCGGCCAGAAGTTGCGGTACATCGCAACCTCGTCCGGAATGATGAAGTCGAGTGCTTGGCCTCTAAGTGTCTCGATGCTCTCCCAGCCGCGCAGGATGATCGTGCTCTCGCCGCCGCCCATTGCTCGGGTGGTGATCTCAAGCCGCGCTTCGTTTGCGGAAAGGATAATGCCGTGCAGCTCCTTCTTCAGGGCTGCCCAGGCGATGTCTCTAGCTTGCTGGTAGGTGGGGGCGGTGTAGCCAATGCGGTTGGGCTTCGCTAACGCCTTGCCCTTGATCTCTTCAACCGCGAGTGAGGTTTTTCCAAAACGCCTTCCGCAATTCAGTACGCGGAATCTATGAGTATCGGCCGCTATTATGTTTTGAGCGGGTGTGAGGATCACACATAAGGATTAGCTTTATAAAACGCGTTGTACTCCGGGATGCTCCTTGCGAAGCCGATTACCTCGTCACCCGCTGGTATGGCTTCGCGCGCCTTCTGCTCTAGCGCCTCGTAAGTATCCTCTGGCTTCAATTTCCAAGTTGCCTCTTTGCCGTTCTTCGTAAATACGTAGAGGAATTGCTGCTGCATAAATTACGTCAGCTTATTTTTTAATGCGATCGCCTCGGATATTTGAACGTTGATTGGTGTGCCGTCCGGGCCGCCAAGCTCAACCGCCTGCACGGCCTTGCCAAACAACTGATCGCCCAGCCAAAGAGCAAGGCGCATATCGCCCATGTACTGATCTAAAATGAATTCAACAAACTTCGCACGCTCTTCAACGCTCACATATTCCCGGAATTTCGGCACGTTGGTTGAGCCTTTAGGTCTGCCTGCGCCGGGTTGTGCTCCCCCTCTAGCCATAGAATTTTTTGATATTTAATCAGAGCCGGTGTCGGCCATTGCCAAATTGTACCACGGGCGAATATGCTGGACTGCAACAGATTGGGAGTGAATATGGCTGACGTGCGTTCTAAGACCGCCCAGGTTGCTCTAACCGTTTCGATCGACGGCGCTTGGTCGACGGACGATTTTGCAGCAACCTGGTCATTTATTTCTGACTTATACCAGATCAGCAGTACCTTTGGTTGGCGTTCGGGAGAGGTGTCATTCCGTCCGCGTTTCGGATTGCGTGTTGAATCCATCAAATACGGTTCTCCGGGCCATTTTAGCTTGCTAGGTTTCGGCGATGCAATGAAGCAGGTTAAGGAAATCCTTATGTACCTGCTAGATCGCGACCTTATTCGTCAAAGGATGGAGATCGAAAATCGAGTTCTTCTGGCCAATGCGAAGCGGCAGGAACTAGAGGCAGCGAGGGCTGAACTTCTGCTGAACTGGGCTCGGCAAATAACGAACGTTCAACTGCAAAACCCCAAGGTAGTTGAGTTCGTTACTGTTGAGGAGACAAAATCATTTTTAGAAAGACACGTAAGTGAAATCATGCATCTCCAACGGTTGAAACATCTTGGAATGATCAAGGATATTCGTCTAAATGACAGCGAAAAAGGAAGCGAGCTGGAGCCAGCTTAGGTATCTTTTAGTTCTGCACCAATATTTCAATTCGGGGCCTAGCTTTATCGTAACCGCGCTCAATCGTTAGCTTCGCTATCTGGCTGTCGTCCAGGTACGCAATGCCGGTGAGGGCATCCAAGCTTAGCTTGTTGAAGTTGTCGAGGTCAGCGCGGCGCTTGGTGCCGAAGTAGAGTGTGATTGAGACTTCAATATCACTCTCAAGCGGCTTCCCCTTCCACTGAGACTTCGCATCCCACTGGTACTGCTCTTTAAGCGCCTTGCCTTCAGCGGTCATGTAGGTGGTTGAAAAACCGCCCCGGCAGGTGCTGCGGTAGATGTGCTGGGTAGATTTAGGCTCGCCCGACAGGACGATAGTTTTCACTGCCCAATTGTATCACCCGCGAATCCGCGCGATGCTGGAGGCGGGAGAGCATCATGGACTGGTTACAATTCACCGCAGCTATCATCGGGCATCTCGCGTGGCCTTCGGTACTGGTGGCGCTGTTTATCATCCTCCGGAAGCATATGGGGGCATTGGCCGATCGGCTATTGGAGTTCAGCTTCGGCGGGGCAAAGGTCACGTTCGACAAGATATTGCAGAAGGGTGCTGAACTCATTGAGCAGACTCCTCCACCCGATGCGCCAAAACCACCTGAGGAGCCGCAGCTAAACTTGCCTGAGCCTCCCGAGCCGGAGATGAAGGAGATTGTCCCGAAAACGATAACTCGGACAATCGATCGCCGACGAAAACGTGCTGAGGCAGTCAATAGGAATAGGGACACCGCTACGGCGGTGATCGACATTTTTGAACAGGTAAACACATTACTTTTCGACATCGGTGACAAGATCGGAATTGACGCTGCTAGTCCTCTCTCCGTTATGTACAGCCTCGCCGCATCAGGGCTGGTCAGCCAAGAGCTTTCAGATTTGTATGACACCCTCCGGGACGCTCGTAATTTACTTTCTCATGCACAGATGGCACCGGATCGAAGCGAGACACTTGAGTACTTGCGCCAGGCCGGTTACCTCCTCATAACGCTGAGTATGTTAAAGAAAAAATTAGACAGTGGCGAAATTAAAGTTTGACAATAAAAGACCCCGCTCATGGCGGGGCTACTCGTCTTCTTCGGGCGGCTCCGAGAACGAGCGCAGGTAGTTCGCTGCAACAGCGGCTTTTGCTGCGGCAACGAAGATCGCCCGGTTATCCTCCTTAAGAAGCTCAATCCACGTTGCGATGTAGGAAGCGTGGCGTAGCTCGCCCGTTATGCGGAGATGAGCGCAAGAGAACGCTGCTCCCAACTCCGCTACCAGCTCCTCGGCTGCATATGCCTTGGTGCCAAAGCGACCCTGCATATCCCGGTCGAGCCTTTTCTTGGCCCCGCTCCAATGAACCAGTTCATGAAGTGAGACGGCGTAAAAGCTCTCGGTGGTGAGAAAGAGAGGCTTGTGCGGAATGGAGACGAAGTCGAGCAGGGGGACGTAGCAAGCTCGATCGCCCCCGTACCTGATGTCTGCGCCGGTAGACTTGATAAACGTGTCCGCTCCTTCGTGCCGGGCGTGGTCGGTCATGAGCGGCGGTTCTTCAAAAGGATCTAGCCCGTCACACTGCGCGACGTTGAAAACATTATATGTTCGCAGCATGCTTACCTTCCGCGTCTCCTCGCCCTCATGGTAGAGGAGCGGCTTGGTAAAGACGACGGTGGTTGACCGCTCGTGCTTCCTGACACAGCCGCCCAGGTCGAGCGCCTGCTTGAAGGTCAGCCAGTGGTGCGTCGGGTAGAACATCGTCTCCTTCTGGCACCACAGGATCGGCACGTTGATGCCTGAGTAGCTTCGCTTGGTAGCAATGTTGGTAGGGAGTGCCCCCACGCTCTTGCCGTACTTCCATGGGCGTACCCAGGTCGGCGTCCCTTCTTCAAGCTGTCTGATGATGTTGGCGGTGACGGTATCGTAAAGCTCGTTGAGCTTCATAGCGAACCTCCATCGTAGGATCAGTCCGCTACTAATTTTATCATCCAATCTTCACGGTGCGCTTTGTGGCGTAGACGTGGGACAACGCCGCTCATATCTCTGTGCAATGTTTCTCAGAATCAAAACGATAAAGAAAAATGGCCGTTCGTATCGCTACCTCTACCGCGAGGAGCGCGTGCGTGAGGGGAAGCGCGTCCGCTCTATCAGCACGTACCTTGGTGCTTGTGATCCTCGGCAAGACCGCGCAATCGCCTCGGCTGACAGACAGGCGGCAAAGACCGACGCCTATCAGCGCGAACACTTCGGCGAGACAGGTCAAGAGCGCGCCGACCGTGAAGCAGCCGCGCAGTTCTCTCAGGAAAGCTTCCTAGAGGCTACGCAAGAGCCTAGTGGCGACGAGGCTTCAGCGCCGGAGGAATAGGCAGCGGCACTAGATGAGGTGCGACCACCAAACGCATCCGAATGTGATCCCGCAGGGCGCATCGGTGATCGCAAAACACACGTCCGTCTAACGGCGAGGTAACGCCGGGCTTGTCCAAAGGCTTCCCGCAATCGATGTCGTCACACTGGAAAGCAAGCGGAGTTCTGATGAATGGGACTGTCACGCGTAATCTCCTTCGGTGCAACCGAGGGACGATTAGATGCAAAATTCTTGATTTCTGACGCACCCATAAAGCATTGTATTTGCTAAAGATTTGATAAACTACCTGAATGGGTTCCTACGCTACAGCACAACCGCTTTTCTGGCTCCAATGCTCGCCATTTCGGATTTTTTCACCGTTCTCTCAACTGCCGCTTGCAGAAATCAAGAATTTTGCACGCCTATGAATCTCTACGGCTACGCGCGGGTCAGCACCAACGGGCAGGCGCTTGAGCACCAAGTGGCTCAGCTCGAAGCGGCTGGCTGCGCCCGTATCTTCAGGGAAAAGGTCAGCGGAGCAAAAACAGACCGCGCAGAGCTAAAGAAGCTGCTACGCGGCCTAAGAAACGGCGACCTGGTGCTGGTAACGCGGCTGGATCGGCTCGCACGGTCAACCCGCGACCTTCTAAACATCCTGGCGCTCGTGAGCGATCGTAGCGCGGGCTTCCGGTCCCTCGGCGACATCTGGGCCGACACCACGACGGCGCACGGCCGACTGATGCTGACAGTCCTGGGCGGATTGGCAGAGTTTGAGCGGGAGCTGATACTGACGAGGACAGCCGAGGGCCGCGCTCGGGCGGTTGCTAGGGGGGTTCGGCTGGGCCGTCGTCCGAAGCTAGATCAAGAGCAGCGCCGCCTTGCCTGTGTGCGGAAGGTTGCCGGTGAGCAGGTGGCTTCGATAGCCAAGGACTTCAAGGTGTCAGATTCGACAATATCGCGACTGCAATGCGGATGAGGTCGTTCGGCTCGAAGTAGCACTTCGGATTCGCCGCGAAGATGTACAGCATGCCGATGAACACGCCTAAGAGAAGGGTGAGAAGCCAGCCAAGAAAGTTTGCGATGCGTTCTGCCACAGTCACCTCCACGGTACGAGGAACGACTGTGGTTAATTATACGGCCAAGATTTCTTGCCAGAATTCGTCGGTGCTTTTGCCTTGGTGGGTGAGGTCGTAGAAACGGTAGGCGTGATAAACCCACTCTTGTTTTCCCCTCATTACGGTTCTCCAACCCTGGGCTGTGTCGTAGCTATCTGTATCCTTCCATCCCAAACTTTTACCGAGACAAGTCCAGAAGTTTGGGTCAAGAACAAAAGCATACTCAAAAAGTGAGTGGCCAGCTTCTCCATTTTCAATACCTAATTGCACTCCACCTATTGAGTGTTCCCACCCTCCCTCTATCGCCTTTTCAATCGCAAGTTTTGGAATCATAGTTCTTTTGTTTTATAGTCGTATATCTTGTCGTAAGCTTCTCCGTAAAGGCGGTTCAATATTGCAAACCAGTCAGCTGGTGACGTAGGAGGTACCGCACTTAACTCTCCGCCATATTTTTCTTTGATAAGGTCGGTCATATAAGTTCTTATGCCTTAGAGCGCATAAGGGCGGCGGCTGTTGCAAGTGCTGCGTTATTGCCAATAATATTTTCATATTCTTCGGGGTCAACGTGTCCTTTCATTACGGGAATTTTACAGCCCTCCACCTCCACCGCCAGCCGTTCCAGTTCTTCTCTTAGAAAGGATGTTACTACGCTCGCAACTATAGGCGGTACTTCTGTTTTTCCTGTTGCAGAAATAAACCAAGCTCGCTTTAACGCTTCTTCTAACCTCCCGCCTAGTGTGTCTTTGTTCATTTCTTTTCAGTTAAGCGTGTAATGGACTGCTTGAGGTCGGAGAGGGCGGAGTTGTAGCCGAGAAGTTGGTACGGGTCGGTAAGCACCACGTCCAAGTATGACAACTCTTTTTTGTCGCCGTTATTCGTCATCCCCTCTATCATCTCCACCACTTCTTTAAGAGTAGCGGCACGCGCCTGTTCAACTGCCTTTTCAAACAACCTGTCGTCGTACTGTCGCTGTCGGAGCATGGCGGAGTGTTCTGCTTGCTCAACTACTTTGCGGATGAAAGATTTGAGAGGTAGACAGAGCGCGTATATTTCTTTGGAAGTTTTTAGTTCCATCCAAAAACTTTCGAGTGCAACTTTATCGAACTCCTTCTCCCACTCTGCGGATGGTTGTGCATAGTGGTCATGGCAAAGGCCAATATTTACGTCTTTGGAACAATCGCACTCCTGCTTCTCTCGGCTACTGGGGAAATGGCAGGGGCAAGAAGGGTTGGTACACTCGTTCGCTAAGTTCCCTGGCCCTATGCATTTATCACAACAGTTCTCTTGGTTCATACGTTCGTGTGTTCGTGACCGTTGGTAATCTTGCATCCCTCTACATCACACTCGACCGTGTAAAGCTTCTCCGGCCAGTTCTTACGAGAGTGAGAAGCCTTCGTTGCTATCTCTTTGAGGCGCTCCGGTGAGAGTTTCGCGGCTCGTGCTTTACCGCCTAGGCGGCCTGCTTCTTTGGTGTCCATAATTATTTTAGCGGAGGCGTAAAATCCTCGTTGGCGATTAGTTTTTTTAATTGGTCGAGGAGTGGCTGTGCCAACTCGATGAGGTCAGACGCGGTGTGCGCGTTGTCCTCGGCGGTGCCTGGCTTATCGCCATCCCAAAGCCCTGCTATTTCTTCTTGCTGTGTGATGAACTTCGAGAGATGCGCTGCTAGTATTTGGTAGTCCATAGATTATTGTTCGCGCTTGTAATGTGCGCCTCCGTTTTTAGTTGATTGGTTATTGAACCACAGCTTCGCATCCTTGCCCGCTGGAGCAAGTATCGCCCGCATGATGCGGTCGCCCCAGCCCTCCAGTTCGTTCAAGTTCTTATTTATCTCGCGGACACCACGGTTGAGGGTCTCCGTCATTTCTTCCCGCTCGCGCTCGCGTCTTTGATACGCGGCCCAGTCGCTAGCCTTCATACATGTCAGGGTTAGCGTCTGCGTAATCTACTGCCGAACGGTCCCCTTCAAGCTCGTCCTGGCACTTGCACCAAACTGCAATCTTCTTTTCCATAAATCTGTTTAATTAAAAACCTTGTACCTACTCATCTTACCGCTAAGACAAAACTCGTCAAGAAAAGTTGTCCCCTTTTGCACACGCGGGATTGTTTCCGACGTTCTGTCAAGAGCAGGCATCGTTCTACCGAGATGAAGGTTGAGCTAGAGACGCTTTATAGGCGCTGAAACGTAAGACCCGTAGTCAAGTGGCGTCGAGCTGTAAGAGCCATAATTACGGCGAACTGGGGCGGACACGTAAACAGCTAAATCTGCGAAACTGCCACCATAATTAATTGCATTATTGGCCGAACTCTTTTTCGGGGGAAGGGCGGGAGGTTTAGATTTAGGTGAAATGTTATACGAGCCGCTATCGAAGGGGCTGATGTCGTACGATCCGCTGTCGAAGGCGCTGATATCAGACGAGCCGCTATAGAATGTGCGAGTGTCAGGGCTATAGAATGTGCGAGTGTCAGAGGAGGCTCGGCGCACACTGTCGGAACTGCCAACGCTTGAACCTACGTATTTGTAGTCCGTGTGACCGGGATCGTTGTATTTGTAATCTGTATGACCTGGATTTAACGACGGCGCGACCGCAGCTTGTTGGGATGATGCCGACGGCCCGAACAACGTCGTTGTCAGAGCGTCTAACCCTTTGACGGTGGGATATGTGACGAACACGGTTGAAATGAAGGACAGCGCTAAGCCGAAGCCGATCTTATGACCCCACAGCCGATACCTTCTGGACGACCGTTTCTGCATTGAAAACCTCAACTCGGTACAGAGCATACCGCAAGTTGCGTCCAAAAAACAGTCCCCTCATGGTGGGGACAAAAGTTCAAAACAACTCGATGGAATCACAGCGTTTATTCGTCATAAGCGCCGCAAGCATTTCGACCTGCAGGGCCGATATTTCGGTCAAAAAGCAGACGCAGTTGGTCACGCCGCTTTCATGAGCCTTCAGCACGTCGAGCACGTCGCGCACCAGGTACAGGGTGCCTTCCTCTACACGCTCGCTGCCGAAGATGATCTCCTGCGGATTGATGCCGTTGGGGATCGTGATGCTTGGCTGTTCGTTGCCGAGCGCTCGACCGGCAAAGCCAATGGTATTGCCGTCGCGGTCATGCAGCGCGATCGCCAGGCGTCCTCGGTTGGTACCGGAGTTTGAATAACCGGCCCTCCATGCCTTCAGCGTTTCCGCAGAGATGCCAAGCGGTACCAAGGCGGGAGCACCAGGATCCAACTTCGACGCATAAGCGTCTACGTCGAACCCTGGCTTCCTTCCCGGGGGGCTTGTGGGAAGTGTTGAAGAAGCCTTGTGTTGTGGACTGTCATTCCGCGACTGCGGAACAGTACCATCCAAAAACGCGGCTGCTTCCTTAACCGGAATTTGCCTGATGTGCGCGACAAGCTGTATCTGATCGCCACCGGCCATGGGCTTGCTGCCAAAGCAACAAAACAATCCCTTCTCAGGCGTGATGACGATTGCACGGTCGCCGCCGCCATGTACGGGGCACGCGCACCGTAGTTTTCCAGCGGACGGCTTTAGCTCTAATCCTAGCTTGTGGGCGGTTTCTTCGATGGTCACACGCGTTTTGACTGCTGCAAAATCTACGAATGGCATCGCCTCCTCCTGTTGACAACGCGGTGGGTACTTTTCTCCTTTCATTGTACCATTCAGGCAGATGGCGGTTGGTGTGTGGACTGCTGGGAACAGACGCAAGCAAACGGCCGTGAAGCTAGGATGGCCTCTGGCTAACACTCGGCGGCCAATCCCAGCCGCCCGCACGTCAACCAACAGCGGGAAGGAGAATTGCTATGGCAAAAAACCAACCCGTCGCGAAGTATCGCCTCGGTTACGTCACCGCTACCGTGTGGCTCAACGGTGAACACTACAACACGGTGCTTTCAAAAGCCTACAAGGACGGCGAGGACTGGAAGGATACCGACCAACTCGGTGCTGGCGATCTGCTGAACGCAGCGAAGGTGCTCGAAAGAGCGGAGATGTTTATTAGTCAGGCTTGAATAACAAAAAACCCCGCTGTTGAGGCGGGATTTTTCATGCCGTAAGAGCCTTTAAATTATATCACGTCCCCGCTTTCGTCGGGCATGTCCGCGCAGTATGTCCTGCGGTTCCGCAGGCCGAACACGTAACGGCCTTCCTTTCTTTCGTTTCGCCGCCGCCGAGTATGGCTTCGATTTCAGCCGTCGCCTTGTTGCGGATGTCACGCAGCTCGATCAGTCGATTTATCTTGTCGTCCATGGTTCTCTCCTATGATGAACGGCGGGTGGCCGACTCGCTCGTACGGGTCGGTAAGCAGGGTAAGAAAGGGCTTGGGCGCCTTCACAGTTGAAGACAGCGACGGCGCGGGCTTGAAGCACTGGCTCTGCGACTTGGCTCCCAGCTTCTCCATGAAAGCCATGAGGCCTTTGGTGCGTTCTGGCCTGGTCGAGATGTGCAGCACCATCAAGTTTGGGATGCCCCATTCGGTTTTGTACGTCCCGCCCTTCAAGGCGTAGGCGTACTGCAAAAACTTTCGCAGGTAGCTCGTCTGGTTGAGGTTGGAGCGCTCTATCGGCTCGGTGCCGCGGTCAGCCTCTACCGCAAAGTAGGTGTCGCCAATCGCAAAGAGCGCGTCAGGACACAGCGCACGCTCTGAGGTATGAGTCTTGCCGGTAGACGGAAACGTGAAAGATATTTTGCAGGGCAGCTCTAGCGGCTTGTCGCCTAAGATTTCGTACTGGTCTTTAAAGGGAAGCCCGGCTTGCTTGGCTGCGATTTCAAACGACATAACGATGTCGTCAATGAGCATCTGGTGCCAGAACTGCTCGCCAATATCAGGATGCTTGATAGGCTCGATGCCTACCGCTCTTAGAGCGCGGTCAGCCTTCAATCCCTTGCTGTAGATACGGAAGAATTGGCGGGGATAGGAGCGTTCAAAAACGCCGTCGCCATCGGGCGGGTAGCAAGTGAGGTATTCGAGCGCAGAAAGGTCGTAAATTTCCTTACGGCGATTGTCCGCGCTGCCGCCCAGGTAGTCGGTCAGGAAGTTACGACGCGCCAAGCGGCGTCGGTTCAAAACTTCGAGTGCTGCTGTAAAACTCTTTTTCATGCCTCCTAAATAATAAAAAACGCTTTTGCTGTCGAAGGTCGCTCTGCTCACTCCTGTTGCGGGGAGTAGTGCTTGGTGGTACCGCGCACTAGTAAAATAATATCACGCTATCCAAAGTCGAGGTCGGACTTGGGCGGGGTCTTCGGCGGCGGTTTCGGAGCTGCTGATGTGCGGTCGCGTGGCACTCCCTGGGCCTCTAAAATCCATTCTGGGTAATAATCTAAATCCGCTTCGCTAAGGCTCCGAGTAGGTTCCTCGCTAACCGGCGTATCGGTGCTCTGTGCACTCGGTGTATGACCTGAGCGGGTAGAAAATCTCTCCCGCATTTTCTGTAACATTGCTTGGTAGTCGCCTTCGGACATTTTTGGCATCTTGGAAAATTGCGTATCGGGAAAGCTCACCCGCACCGGCTCTTGTTTTCCGAGTGACACATGCCACACGGGAGCCTCGTCCTTCGCTACCGGAGGCTCGCCGCGACACTGTATCGCCATGCGCCCGAGTGCTTCCCGCACAAGCGGCATGGTAATTTGCGATTCCATCTGGTTCGCAATAATCAGCGCGACCTTCTGTTTCCTCGCCTTGTTCTTCAGTTCTTCAATGTTTTCTTCTTCGGCTATGTAGTCGTGCGCCTCGTCAATGTATGCATAGACCGGAAGGCGATTGCCTCGCTCGGTGAACATGCGCTCCTCAGCGGCCTGTAAAAGCCGAGCAATGAAGTAGCGGCCAAATGGCTCAAGGTTCTTTTTGAGCAACGCGCCCTTCGTATTTACCAATATCACCTTGCCGCTCTGTAACTCCTGGAACAGATCGAGCTTGTTGTGAGGATGCTTGAACATGTCATGGAACAGATCGCGGGCAACAAAGCCTTCGAGCCGGTCGCGGATGCCGTTGCGGGTTACTGCAAGTTCTATTGAGTGCATCCGCTCTCGAAGCCACTTCTGCGTATTCTCCCGCAAGCCGCCGAAGTGTTGCTTGTAGCGGTCGTAGCCGGTTTCGCCGCCCTTTGTTCTAGCGGGTTCTAGCAAGTCTTGAAGGGTAAAAACTGTAGCATCGGGAATTGCGAGAATAGCCGGTATCAGGTAGGTCAGGAACGTTCCTTGTCGTGAGGTTTCGTCAGACTTGACCAATGAGCTTAAAAAGAAGTCCACCATCCACTCGACGCCGTTTTGCAGCATCATGCGTTCTTCGGAAGAAGAGAGCGAACTTTGCCGCGACTTGTTAATGTCGAAAATGTTGAGGCCAAGTGGATAGTCAGGGTTCGGCTCAAGGTAGATGAGCTTGCCGTGCAAGGGCCGTCCCGGCGCAAACAGTTCTAGCTTTGCGATGTCGGGGATGAGTTCGTTCTGGCTGTCCATGACGAAGACAGAGGCTTCGTTGCGAGCAACCTTCTGCAAGTCCTCCTCTATCATGGTCGAAATGAAGGTGGTCTTGCCTGCGCCGGGTTCGCCAATAATCCACTGGCCGAAGAATCGTGCGTCTTCCGGGAAGGTGAAGGTTGATTTTGTTTCGGTAATCTCAAATTGCTGTGCATAAGGGTACATTGGCGTTCCCATGAGTGCTCGCTCGAAGGGTGGGAGGGCGTCTATGATTTTGTCACACTGCTTGTCCCACTGCTTCAAGTCCCGATCGTACTCTTTTTCTGTCTTGCCTTCGTAGTCGCGCCAACGGATGCGCGGGGGGAGTTCGGGAAGCATACTGCCAAACAAGTTCCGGTATTTTTCGTGTTGGTGGTAGATTTCCTTGAACGGCCGGGCAAGTGCGCGGAGCCGCTCTGCAACTTCTTCCTGTTCAGGAAAGCGGTGTGCGACAAAAGGCGAGCTGATGTCCGTAGAAGCGAGGCCGTCGAAGTAAGCACTCAGTCCCTCGATGGCAGCGTCCAAGTACAGTTTATAAAAGGCGAGGGCTTCATCCGGCGTGTGCGTGACGTAGTTCAAGCTCCCGCTCGGATAGCCCTGCGCTACGATGGCTACCAACTCGCTCTTTCTGGGCCACACAATGGAAGTGAAGGCGGCGTTGAGTGAGCGTTCAAGTTCGGCACGCGATGGCGGCGGCCGGGCTTCCCATTCAGCTTTCCGCTTGTCCATCAAAGTTTGGTGTTCTGCTCGGCCTTCAACGAGCATGTTCTCGACCTTCGCCTCGGCGTCGCCTTGACGCCACTTGGCGTACCAGCGTCCGTTGACGAAGGCGTAGTACAGCAATGCCGCCAGTCCGGCGTAGAGGAGCATGCCTAACATTCGGCCGCCATCGCTCATCGCATCTGTGGGGTAGAGCGAATGACACATGCCGTCGCGCAGTACGGAATCGCCAAAACAAATCCAGTTGCCGTTCGCGTCGGTGCTCCCCGGCTTCGTTACATACATGCGCATTTTAGAGGGGAGCAGGTATAACGCCCAAAGCATTCCGCCGAACAGCAGCAGTAGGGCGAGATAAACTTTCGGCGACGTGGCATCACGACGCCATTCCACCGGTGATGACGTCGTAGGTTCTACCGGCTGGATTGGTGGTATTGGTGGTAAAAGGTCAGTTGCTTGGATGGGACGGGTCGCCGAAACACCGAGCCAAATAAAGCCCGCGCTTACAAGGAACACCGCTATGCCTGTGCAAACAAGAAATACGTGAAGTAGTTCGGGATCGTCGGCGAACGCCCAACTGAAAAAGAAATAGCAGAAGAGGGTGAATAGCGGGAGGCCAAGAAGAGGAGAAAGAATCTCGAAGACGCGGCTACGGGACATAATTCGCTCTCGTATGCCTCCTGTTGGCCTCTAGGCGGCCTTGTACGGGCACTGGAGGCTCGGTATCGCGCCAATCGCGCCCGATGCCCACCTTAACCCAGATTCGGTAAGGTGGAAGGTCTGCGAGGGCTTCCGGGGCCAAGTCCATTTCCTTCCCCAGAAATTCCGCATCTTCGGCCGATACGTTGAAGGCGACGATCTTCGAGACGTTGGCAAAGACGGCTGGAACAAGCTCCTCCGAGAGCTGGTCAAGGTACTGGTGGCACAAGGTGAGGTTCAATCCGTACTTCCCCGCTTCCGAGAGGATGTCTGCAAAAGACTGCGTGGCGAAGTTCTGGAACTCGTCTGCAAACAAATCGAACTGCGGGGAACCGACTGGCCGGGACTGCGCGGCGCTGTAGAGGCTCGACACGATGAGCGCTCCCAAAAGATACGACGGCTCTTCGCCAAGTTTGCCCTTCGCGAGGTTCACGACGACGCGCTGGCCCTTCTCCATGACCTTCGAGAAGTTGATGGTGTTGTGGCTGAGGATCGCATTGAGCAGCGGATTTGCATCAAACATGCCGACCTTGTTTAGAATTGGCGCGATGGCTTCGTTTCGGTAGCGGTCGTCCAGCGGCTCGAACTGTTGTTCCCAAAAAGAAGAGTACGTGGAGCGTCTAAGACATTTCTGTCTAAAGGACTTGTCCGTTAGGATTTTCGGGATGTCCAAGAGCGTGCCGTTGTTGTCGATCGCCAGCCGGACGGCTTGATACAAAAACCAATTGAGCCTTGGCCCCCAACTCTGTTCTCCCGCTACTGCCTTGATTGCGTAGACCACCTGGCTCGCGACTACGTGCGCTTGTCCTTTAGTGTCTTTGAGCGGGTTAAAACCGATGCCTGTCTCTGACGCGTCCCAATAGACGCAGGGAATGGTGTCAGCGATACGCTCGGCGCTGTGGCCGTGCGGGTCAAGAAATACAAAGCCACCCGGAGCGTTGAGGATCTCGTGTTCTAGAAATGTAGACTTGCCGTAGCGTGATCGCCCAATGATTTCGAGATGCACACTTTATTGTAGCGTGGCAAAAGCGACGAGAGTTCCTAGCCCTTCAAAGACGCGCAACGTGCCGCCTGTGATAAACGAGTACCAGTCTTGCCCGCGTGGATCGGTAAACTTCTTTGCGCTGACTTTGCTCAAAAACTCTTCGACGGTTATCGTGTCGTCATTCATATCCTCCAATCATATCATCCGTTAAAAGCTTGCCGCGCGACCCGTAACCTTGTTTTTGGTGGAACGCCGTTCGGTATTGTGCAGCAAGGTTTGAACGAAAGAGCCGTCCAACTTAATTTTAACATCGGAACGCAAAACAGCCGCCGAAGCGACTGTGAGCGGTACAAGTAGCGCGGCAACTCTTCCGCGCATCTGTGAAGTGTAACGCAAAAACCGCTCGCAATGAAGCAAGGCGGTTTCGGCGATTTCCAAAATTACGAGTTTCCTCGCACTGTTAATTGTACCAGATGTTTTGTCCGTCAACGAGTGAGTCTGGGGCGTAAGCCCCGACCAAATACTCTGTCTAGGGTGGCCGGGGGCTGTGTAGTGGTAACTCACAGACATCAAGGACATCCCGTGCCCGACGATAGAACGTAAGTGAAAGAGGAAGGTGCAGAAAGAGTATTTGGTCGGGGCTTCAGCCACGCGAACGAGTTGACGGAATTGTGCGCTATGCGCCTCTTTTCCAATTTTGGAGCGGTACCTAGTAGGGGGCTGTGCGCTGTAGCCTTCGGCGGGTACGGTGCAGGCAAAGGAAAACCCCCGCCCAGGGGTTCGGTAGGGCGAGGGTTTACCCGTGGGAAAGGAGAGGTCGCTGTTAAGCGGCCTGCAACCGAGCCGCAAGAAAGTCATTCACGTTCCGCCCCCAGTAATGGACGCGGGACGATGGGGTGCCTCCTGGCTTGACCGGTGTGAGCAACCCCGCTTCTTCCCACCTCTGGAACTGAGTTGAGGAATAGTTCAGACCAAACTTGCGCAACTCCTGTCTTGTGTACAGTCGTTCATCGTCGAGCCTCATCGAACTTGCCATTGTCGTGTCCTTTCAGACCCGCCAACGATGGGTGTCGAATGAAGCCCGCTTCTCAGCGGGCAGGGTGGACTGTAAGGGGTGGTGGCGGTGCAGGACAAGGCCACGAAGCACCACAAAGCGCACGTCAACAAAAAACCCGCTTTAGGCGGGCTATGCGACGGCTGAAAGTTGTGGAGAGCGTAGGAGAAGTTTCAACCTCGCTTCCCACTTTTGCAGCGCCTCGCGTTTCTCTTCGATGTAGTCGTACCTGTCGTAAATCTCGTCCAGTTCGTTCTTGTTTCCCGAAACGTGATTGAGCAGGATTTCGGCGATGTCCCGGCTCACTTTGAGCTTCGGCATGTTTGAGCGAAACGTGCGGCGGATGTCCCGAAGTTGCCAGTCGAACACTCCGCTCGCCTTCTCCAATTCAAGTTTGCACTTGCCCCAGGAACCGTCATTGAAGTGGGTGCCGGGAAACTTGCCGGGAAAGAAATAGTCTCCGGCTTCGGGTTGGCGAGCGAGGATCGCGCATGCCATCGGTAAGAGCGGGATGGCGTGCGCACGCTTATTCTTCGTGAACTTGCCCGGTATGGTCAGCACGTCAGCCTCCCGCCACTTGCGGGAAAGGCGGCCCGTTTCACCGTTTCGGGTTCCCCAGAGGATGAGCAACTGAACCATATCCCCGAACATTCCTGAGCATGCGTGCCAGATTTTGACCAGTTCAACGTCGGTCAAGATGCGGGACCGCTTTACGTCCTCGCTGGGGGCTGCGTAGCCGTCCAGAGGGCTAATCTTGATGTAGCGGCGCGGGGGCCGGGTACACCACTTCAGGAACGTCCTGACGAAGCGGAAGGCGTGCAGCTGTTCGCTTGGAACATGGTCGAGCTTGGCGAGGGCTGTGCTGATATCGCCGTCCGTGACTGCGGATAGCTGCTTCTTGCGGAGCGCCGGAAAGTGGCCCTCCAAGCATCGGGTGGCTTCCGATTTCGTCCTGGGCTTCTTGGGAGGGCGGTAGTTGTCCTCTAGGAACAGTGGAAGAGCCTCCCCGAACGTGACGATGCTCTCCTTCTGGATCATGCCAAGGGTCTTGGCGGCGATGAGCCGCTTCGCTTCTTCGCGGGCATCGGTCAGTTTGACAATGCCAACCCGGCCGATAGTGTGTCGGGAACCGCTGCCGAGCATGACAACGAACGTTTTTGATCCTCCCTGTGAGACACGCACACCAAGGGGTGAGCCTTTGTCCCACACAGTTTTCTGCCCGGTAGCAGGGGCAACAAGGCCCCGAATACCGGCATCGGTGAGACTGACTTTCTTAGGCATCTTAGGCACTCCCTAGGCACCGGGACGCGCGTGGTGAGGGGTTTGGAGAGGTGCTGCTACGTGTATCGTAACACGTAAGAAGTGCCTATAAAACGTGGGCTTTGTGGTGCTTGGGCTTGCTACGGTATGGTGCTAAAAAATAATTCCCAAGCTGCATACGAGGGTTCGATTCCCTTCGCCCGCTCCAACTCGATGCGAGCGCGAATCCCGAGGTCGATTTGCAAATTTGTTCCCTTGGTTCGCCCGGAAAAAAAGCGGAACTGAGTTTGCGGAGCGCGGTTATTTCGTCGGGCAGCCTATTGAGGAACTGAACGATGAAACGCACTCTTATTTTCGTTGCCGCGGCGGGTATTACCCTGGCTGCGAGCGTTGCGACCGCGGAAGAAGCTCGTATCGGTGTGGGCGTCGGCCCGGTTGGTGCTGGCGTAACGGTCGGCCAAAGCCCGAGTTACGAACGCCGCACCACGGTCATCAAGGAGCGTGAGCCCCGCGATTCGGCCGTTGTGATCCGGAAAGAGCGCCGGGAACCGCGCGAAAAGGTCATCGTCCACGAGCGCGACTGACGACTCCGACGAGCTATCTGCTGCGCCGCCATCAGCACTGAAAGAGGCCGCCCTCGGGCGGCTTCTTTTTTGGCGGCAGTTGAACTGTTGAGCTAAACGCTCTGGCTGAGTCACAGGCATTGATCGCGATGCAGGATCGTCAGCGATATGCTGCGCCGGATCGGTTTTCCGGAACTGGTACGCAACTTGGGGAGAATCACTTCAGAACGTGGTAGATATCTGTGCGGATTGGAGTCGCCTGGGGCTATGTTCGGTCACACCCCGCGCCTGTTCGTTCGGATTGTCTTTGGAACAAGGGGAGGGGCATTGACCGATACGATCATCTTCCCTGACCGAAGCCGCAGTGTGCTCAAAATCGCCGCCGCCGGCATCCTGACCGGCATTCTGACGCCGCTGTTTCAGCCCGTCGTCGACAAGATCGCCGGCGCCCCCGGCGATTTCCGGATCGCGCTGCTGGCGCTGCCGTTCGCGACCCTGGTTGCG